TGATTGAGTGGTATTGAGTACTGTTTACTTATATAATGATATTGTCAAAGGTTGGCAAACAACCGGAGACCAAGTCACCACCAGCGGACTTGAATCGGTCCGCATTATGATCCGACAGGCACATCATCAGTTCGATTCTGATGCGGATCGTCCTTGAACTATTTACTCCTTTCTGCATTTTTATAGAGTTAACCGCAGGGACCAGGTCATACTTAGCCTGGTTTTTTGCGTTGGAGATACTATGGCAAAAGAAAGACCCGACAAGGGAATAGGACACAGGTCCCAGCTTGAAAGGAATAGGAAGAGGATCTACGCTACACAGACAGTGTGCGCTATCTGTGGCAAGCCGGTGGACTTCAATTTGAAATACCCCCACCCCCTCAGCCCGACGATAGACCACATCATACCGATAGCAAAGGGAGGACACCCCTCCGACATAGACAACCTGCAGCTTGCACATCGATGCTGCAACCGTGCCAAGTCAGACAAGCTGATGCCAAAGGAAATGAAAGGTGAACAGCAACAGGTGGTGTCGAACAGGATCCTACCTGCGACATACGACTGGACCTCACGTCCGCTTCGACCGATGAAAAACAATTGATCACTTTCGTTGTGGGGCTGACGGGCCAAAAAAATAAATAATCAAAGACTATATATGTGAATGGGGGCATGGGACCCGTCCCTCGGCGGCGGCCGACCTTCACGCCGTCACTGGGCATAAATCTTAATATGTTGCTTAACGGTAGCAGGAGAACTAAAAAAATGATACACGGAATGGACTACTTAAAGGTGAAGCTGGCATCGAAGCAGACGAGGATCCGCACCAGATACAGCCATTATGAGATGAAGCACGTGGCTGCTGACATGAGGATCAGCACACCTCCGCAGCTCCAGAGCTGGACAAACACGCTCGGATGGTGCGCGAAGGCGGTCGACTCGCTTGCAGACCGACTCGTCTTCAGGGAATTCGCAGAAGACAACTTCAACATCAATCAGATATTCCAGATGAACAATCCGGACGTGCTGTTTCCGAGTGCCTTCCTGGGCGCTCTGATCAGCTCATGCGATTTCATCTATATCAGCAATGACGAGGACGGATATCCGAGACTGCAGGTGATAGATGGAATGAACGCGACCGGCACGATGGATCCTATCACGGGGATGCTGACGGAAGGCTATGCGGTGCTTGACCGTGACAAATACGGACAGCCGCTGCTTGAAGCATATTTCCTTCCAGGCAGAACTGAATATTACCAGAAGGGGTCGAATGGCGTGCAGATCTATCAGTACGAGGCACCTTATCCTCTGCTGGTTCCGATCATCCACAGACCTGATGCGGTCAGACCATTTGGTCACTCGCGTATCAGCAGGGCTTGTATGAATATTGCTGATTCGGCAATGCGCACTGTAAAGCGTTCGGAGATATCCGCAGAGTTTTACAGCATTCCGCAGAAGTATGTGCTCGGGACGGATCCTGAGGCAGAACCGCTGGATAAGTGGCCCGCCGCTATGAGCATGATGCTCGAAATCACGAAAGACAGCGACGGAGACACACCGAAGGTCGGACAGTTCACCCAGCAGAGCATGACACCACACATCGAACAGCTGAAAATGTTCGCGGGTCTGTTTGCTGGTGAAACAGGACTGACTCTTGAGGATCTCGGATTTTCATCGGGCAACCCTGCAAGCTCCGAAGCGATAAAGGCATCTCACGAGAATCTGAGGCTGCAGGCGAGAGCGGCACAGAGGTCGTTCGGTTCCGGCCTTCTGAATGCCGGATATCTTGCAGCATGTGTTCGTGACAATCAGGCATACAAGCGCAATCAGTTCTATCTGACCGTTCCGAAGTGGGAGCCGGTATTCGAGCCGGATGCTTCCGCAATGAGTGGAATCGGCGATGCAGCGCTCAAACTTCAGCAGTCATTCCCTGATTACTTCACAGAAGAGAAGCTCAGGGACTTGATGGGAATATAACACTGTTACGGGACTGCTCCGGTTAAAGCAGGGAGGTGTTTATGGAAGAAAAGCGAGAACTACGAAGCCGGATAAGGCGAATGTTTTCCGAGCGGTTCGATAAGGATCCCGAAGTCGAGCGCATTTATAAGATGCTCCGCAACAGGTCCGCAGACTATGCGGATGCACAACGGTTTGCAATCGCCCTGGGCGATATCCTCACAGAGGTCCTGCAAAGCGAGGACTATACAGGCGTTAATCTGTATGAGCTTGCAGAGGACATTGTCGGGATGCTCGATCAGAATGTCAGACTTGTTGACCAGGTCTGTGATGTTATCCAGGGGCAGATGAACGAGTCGGCCAACATCGGCATCGAGCCGGTGATCCCGAAAATACCCGCTGACAGGAAGCAGGGCATCAGAGATATGGTCGTCAATGCGAACAGCAACGAGACCATCCACAACGCCGTAGCGCAGAGCGTCACGAATTACGGACAGGCTTATGTAGATGAATGGGTCAAGACCAACGCGGAATTTCAAATCAAGAGCGGACTGGGTGCGACCATCGTCAGAGTGTGGTCGGGATCCTACCCGAGCCACGACACAAAGCACACCGACTACTGTAAAGAGCTTGCGGGCGTGTATCAGTACGAAAGCGGAGCGCAGAACTATATGCGCAAGGGCGGAAATATGTGGAGCGTCGAGGGCGGCAGGAACATCTTCGCGCGGCATAGGGGCTGCCGTTGTACGGTAAGCTTCTATCCTGCCGACACGAAGAAGGGAACCATCACCGCACTGGCAAAGGGCGAGAAGGACACCGAGCAACAGCTCTGGAATACCGGAAGGGTCTTCTCGAATTCCCGAAAGGCACAGCTTAGAAGACGCAGAGAGCAGTACGGCAAGGAAGAAGCCCGCAAGATCCTCAATGAGGAATGGAAGGGCGGATATAACGGAAATGCAGAAAGACATTTCTAACGGAGGCGAACGATGGAAGTCAGGTATGGACGCCAGACTCCCACAAGCTCCGTTGTACTACCTTACACCGAGACATTAGGCGAGAGAGCCATTGATCTATATGAGCGCACAGGGCGTATACCACAGCCTTGGCAAGAGGCTCTTGTGTATGACATAAGGGCGGTGAATGAAGAGGGGCTGTTCATCCACACGAAGTTTGGTTATGAAGTACCAAGACGTAACGGCAAAGGCGAGATCATAACCATCGCAGAACTGGATGACCTTTTTGCAGGTCGGAAGGTACTGCACACAGCTCACAGAACAACGACATCGTCTGCGGCATCGTTGCGACTCGCAAACATGCTGAAAGATATGGGGTATACCGAAGAGCAGCGAGTCAAGCCCGATGAGGTATATGAAAAGTCATATACGTATTTAAAGACAATAGGCCTCGAACGCATAAGACTCCTCGATACGGGCGGTACTGTGGACTTCAGAACAAGGACATCCGTCGGGGGACTTGGTGAAGGCTTCGACACACTCATCGTGGACGAGGCGCAGGAGTACACCGATGATCAGCAGAACACGCTGCAGTATGTCGTATCCGACTCGGACAATCCGCAGATAATCCTCTGCGGTACTCCGCCGACGCTGGTATCGAAGGGAACGGTCTTTCCGAATCTGAGGACAGATTGCCTCGCAGGGAAGACGGAAGACACCGGCTGGGCCGAATGGTCCACAGAGCACATCACCGATGTCAACGATGTCGATATGTGGTACGAATGCAACCCTGCGATGGGCTATCAGCTGAACGAGAGGAAAATCAGAGCGGAAGACAAGAAGGACGAGCTCGACTACAACATCCAGCGTCTTGGATACTGGGCGAAATCGAATCTGAAGTCTGAGATCTCCGTCACGGAATGGGAGGGGCTCAAGTGCGAGTCGGTCCCGAGGATCTCCGACAAGCTTTATGTCGGTGTCAAGTACAGCAAGACAGCTGTATCCGTGTCGGTGGCATCCAGGACATCTGATGGCAAGATATTCTTCGAGGCTATCGATTGTCAATCGCTGAGAACAGGCAACGGATGGATAATCCAGTTGCTGACAGCGATGAAGCCTGAAGTCATCGTCATTGACGGGTCAGGCAATCAGAAGATACTGAGTGACGAACTGGGTGCGGAAGGCATCAAAAACGTGATCCTGCCGACGGTCAAAGAGATCATCGTAGCAAATGCCAAGTTCGAACAGCTGCTGTACGCTCAGGAGATATGCCATATGGATCAGCCGTCTCTGAAGCAGGTCGCAACTAACTGCGAGAAAAGAGGCATTGGCGCAAATGGTGGCTTCGGATACAGAGCACAGTTTGATCAGATGGAGATCGGTCTTCTCGATTCATGTATCCTGGCGATATGGCAATGCTCGGAAGGTAAGGAGAAGAAAATACAAAGAATCAGTTATTAAAGGCAGACAATGGGGTCTGCTTTTTTAATAAGCAAAATTACGTGACTACAACGGTTAAGAGTGGGAGGTAACAAATGGCAGAAGATAGAACATTCACTCAGGAAGAAGTGAACAAACTCGTTGGACAGGCAAGGCTCGAAGGTAAGGAAATCGGACGCAAAGAGTTCGAAGGGTGGATATCACCGGAAGACCTGCAGAAGCAGAGCGAGGAACTCAACGCGCAGATCAATGGACTTACTGAACAAGTCAGTGCTCTGACTAACGAAAAAGAAACTCTGCAGACTCAGCTGACAGAGAAGGACGGCACTATTGCGAAGTACGAGATCGACTCGGTAAAAACGAGAGTCGCAAGAGAGTGCGGGCTTTCACTTGAAGCTGTCGAATTCATCCAGGGCAATGATGAAGAGGCGATCAGAAAGAGCGCCGAGGCACTCAAAGGCTTGGTTGGATCTAAATCGGTTCCGCCTCTGGGCAATCCAGAGACTCCACCGGAAGAGGATGGAGTTACGGCGGCATTCAAGAAGATGAACCCTAACATCAAACTATAACAAGGAGAAAAACAATGTCACAGGATACCAACAAAATGGAAAGCTATTCGAAGATCGTAGACGCGAAGCTCAGAGCTAACTCTGTATTCGCTGCGCTCTTCAATCAGAGACACGATGGCGCGGCTGTTGCCGGTGCTGTCAAGATCCCGGTAAGGACCGAAGCTACTGCAGGTGCTTACGTAACAGCAACAGGTCTTGCTATCAGCAACCCTGCTACAACTTATCAGACACTTGTACTCGACAACGACTACGCTGTCAACGAACTCATCGACGGCTTTATGGCT